ATAGAGTTGTAATGGATCCAGATAAAGTACTTTCTTATGTCAGAACTTATGCCAAAGATTAAAAGAATAGGAGATAGGTGTTTAAGACTCACTTCTGAGGAAGTAGTATTTGAGAAGAATGAGATACATAAATTATTCACGGATATGTGTGAGGCCATGTATGCAGAAGAAGGTATTGGTCTTGCTGCACCTCAAATAGGTATTAATAAAAGAGTTATAATTGTAGATGAGACAACAGAAGAACATGGCAGATACACTCATTTGATGGTAAATCCCAAAATCACTTGGAAAAGTGAGGATGAAGAAGTAATAGAGGAGGGGTGTTTAAGTGTGCCAGAACAAAATGGAGAGGTGTCACGACCTAAAGAAATTAGAGTAACATTCCAGAATAAGGATGGTAAATACAAGAAGTGGAAACTTGATGGATTGGCTGCGAGAGTGGTTCAACATGAAGTGGATCATCTAGACGGTATTTTATTTGTCGATTACTTAAAGGAGAGCAATGTTTAACTTTAAAAAGATCAAGGAGAAGAGAAGGGAACGATATGAAAAGTATCGTGAGATGTGGAGAGATGAGATAAAATCTATTGTCAGAGAGGCAATGGATGAATGGACATCAGAGTGTGAATATTTGACCAAATCAACAGACAAGGATGGACGTTATTACTGTTCTAAATCTGATTGTGAAGGAGTGAGGTTTAATGATAAGGAAGATTAAGGCACTTATTATAGGGGCTCTAAATAGATGGATTCCCGATTCAAAAAAACAGGAATTGAATAATTCTGGTCTTAGATGGGATAATGAGTATTCTTTCCATCCCGCTAGACAAAATGATCAAGATACAGTAGAATGATGGGGTAACCTTAAAACAATGACAGTAGCTGATTTTTCTAAGCAAATCAAAGAAGGTACTAAGGCTTCTCACTCGATGGCCGAGAACACTGGGTTCGTTAAGAACTTTTTGAGAGGTGTTATTAGTGAGGAGAACTATAGACAGTTGATTGCTGATTTTTACTTTGTGTATAGGGCACTAGAGGAAGTGGTTGAAAAACATAAGGATAATCCTTATGTTAAACCTATTGCGTTTAATGAACTTAAACGTCTTCCTAATATAGAGATGGATTGTAGATATTTCTGGGGGCCTACGTGGCGGGATTTAGTTTCTCCTACAGAGGCTTGTCAGAATTATGTTAATAGAATACGTGAAGTAGAACCAGAATTACTTGCTGGTCATCACTATACACGGTATTTGGGTGATTTATCAGGTGGACAGATTCTTAGGAATATTGCTCAAAAGGCAATGGGTCTTGAGGATCAGGGATTGAAGTTTTATGACTTTGATGCAATTCCTGATAAGAAAGAGTTTAAGACGAAATATCGTGCTGCTTTAGATTCATTACCTATTAGTGTATCGGAGGCGGATGCCTTAATTGCTGAGGCTAACCTTGCTTTTAAGTTAAACATGTATATGTTCGATGAGATTCAAGGTAGTAGTGTAGGAGGGTTCCTCAAGATGGTTTGGGGATTCATTAGGAGTCTATAATGATGTTCTTTTGGATTATTCTTAGTAATCTAATCCTATATGCTGTATTGAGGATTCATTTGGTTAGGAAGTTCCGAACCACTTATACGATCTATCTTAAAGACCCAGACGGCAATAGACAGACACTTGCCAAGACTATTGAACATCTCTTGCAGACCAATGATATACAGGATCAAAAGATCATGTATCTCGCTACGGAGATGGAAAAACAATGGTTGAATATGGAACAAATTGCACTGGTTACAGGTGCAGAGAAATACTGTACTGAGAAACCAGCCCCTAAAAAACTATGAGTGATCAAGCATCAATAGACACCAGTGAATCGCAGGAAGAGAAACGGGATCGAGCCAAATCCTTATTCTTAGAATCCCTGTATAAGGCAGACCACCAACTTAGGGGTTGTGCTCATAATCAGAAATGTTATCATGAACTGATGCAAATCAGAGAAGAAGTGATTGAACATGTTCGGGGTATGCGATGACTCTATTGGAAAAACAACTTTTATTGGTAAGAAAGTTGCGAGAATCTATGCCTTGTGAAGAAAGAGCGTACTTTTACCTATCTCCTATGCTAAATATAAAGGCACATAAACGGGAGTAAAACTTGACAAAGGACGAGACACAGAGAAAGGATTTGAGGAAAACCGCAAAAAGGTTAATTAAGATTGCCAAGAAACATCCAGAATATTATACTGATTCAGATGTAAAATACGCTAAGATGATTAAGCGTCAAAACAAAAAAATAAAGAAACCACATGAAAATCTTCCTTGACACCGCTGACTTTGATCTGATTAATGAACGAGTTCAAACAGGTCTTATTGATGGCGTTACAACAAACCCAACACTGATACTTAAGAGTGGTGGAGATCCAGTAGATACTATTAAGAAAATCTCTGGAGAGTTCCCTTATTTTGAATCCATCTCCGCAGAAGTTGTTGCAGATAATGCTCCAGAGATGTTGACACAGGCCCAAGCATTTAAAGGTCTACAGAATGTTACGATTAAAGTTCCATTAACAGTAGAAGGATTAAAGGCTTGTAAACTACTTACATCTGACGGATTCACAGTTAATGTAACACTATGTTTCTCTGTTGCTCAGGCAGTTCTTGCTGCTAAAGCGGATGCCACTTACATCTCACCATTTGTAGGAAGAGTTGATGATAATTCATTCGACGGTGTAGGGTTAGTTGGAGATATTTCAGCACTATATAAAGAACACTTGACAAGAACACAAGTTCTTGCTGCATCACTCAGAAATGTGAATGATGTTGCTAGGTGTTTCTCTGCTGGTGCAGACGTGGTTACTATGCCACCTGCAGTTTTTGACAAGATGTACAATCACATCTTAACGGACAAGGGCCTTGAATTATTCCAAAACGACTGGAATAATATTAATAATTAATGGAGATTAACTAATGTCTTTATCAACACAGGTAGAGGAGGGATTAAGGGACGCAGAAAAACAACTTCGAGAAACTCTTGCTTTCGCCGCAAGGGCTGAAAAACCATATATTGTAAGAGAGATTGGAGGTATGATTTCCCATATTGACAATCTCATTTCTACAGATGGGTTGTTTGATCGAATGGACAAGGTAATTGACGCACTTGAAAAGGAAACTGATGAGTGACTGGCGATACAGTGAAGAACGGATGAAGCTTCGTAGAGAAGCATTTTTAGCTCTTAAACATTACAATGATTTAGATCATGTCAGGTATCTGTATGAATTTTGCCACATCTGGGTATCGCAAGGTCAGCAAAGCGCCAGAGGAATTGAAGAGTGTTTTCTTAGATTCTACGAAAACGAGAAAAGTACGTGAAAATTCTATAGTAAGAGTTCCCGACAACGGTATTGATGGTTCATATACTGAAGGTCGGGTTCTTTTTATAGGCGATGAAAATCAAAAAAGAAGTTTAGATAACAGAAGACATGAGGTTTACCTCACTGTCTGTTTTAATGAGAACTCTCTTTCAGCCCTGTTAGTCTTTAAACACGAATGGCCATCATTAGAAGTAATTAAGTATTAAACCTATGTTTACAGTATACGGAAAGGATGAATGCCCCATGTGCATGAAGATCAAAATGGTCTTGGAGATGTTAGGCAAAGAATATGATTATAAGGAATTAGATAAGGATTATACGGAGGAGGAGTTTCAAGGACTCTTTCCAAATGTCCGTTCTGTCCCTCAAATACTATTGGATGGGAAGGTTATTGGAGATGCAAATCAAACCTTAAAATATTTAAAAGAACATAAGGTAATTTGACATGCTACCTCCAGACATGGACATAAATAAGGGCGTTGAGTTACTATTACGAGGAGAGAAAAAACCAGAGTCAGCACCTAAAAAACTATTCGATTTAAGATTTACTGTATTCAATAAAGAATTCAGTTTATCGTTCGATATAAAAACCAAAACCAGTAATTAATCTTGGGAGAAAACCAATGGAAGCTTCAATTCTTGTTGTAATGACCATGTTATGCGTGACATTTCTGATGATTGGTGGTATAATTGGCTGGTTAGCCCAACAAAATAATTATCTCGGACTACAACAACAGGCGGTTTACACCCACCCAGAGATGTACGATGAGAATGGGAATATAATTCCCGATGAAATTGTAGCCGTGAGGTTTGAAAACAACGATGACAACAGCGAAGAAGACGACGAGGAGTAAAACCACGTCCACTAGGAAACCTAGGACTCGCAAAACTACAGCAACTAAGACTACCGTGACTAAACCAAGGACGGTGACAGTTAAGAAAAAAGAACTGCCACCTAACCCTTTGGTTCATGAACTTCTAGAAGCTGTTGATTCTGAGAGAGTTAAGTCCAAGAAACTTGATCTACTCCGTGTTAATGGGGATGATTCTTTTAAAATGCTTATGGTTTGGAATTTTGATGAGACAGTAGTTTCTCTTCTTCCAGATGGTAAAGTGCCATATCAACCTGTAGAGGGTGATGTTCAGGCAAGTAAAGATAAAGGATTACCACAAAGAACTACAATTCGTAACTGTGCAAGACAGTTTTACCGTTTTGTTAAGGGTGGTGATGATCAACTTAATAAGATAAAGAGAGAAAGTCTTTTTATTAATTTGTTAGAGACTCTTCCTCAACAAGAGGCTGAGATTCTTATTCTCACAAAGGACAAATCTTTAGGAACCAAGTATGGTATTACTAAGGAACTAGTGTCAGAAGCCTATCCAGAAATTACATGGGGGAATAGGAGTTGAAAATCATTCATGAAGATTGCGATCCTAAACTAGCAGAAAACAAGAAACTTCCTTATACGGCATATCTTGTAGAATACGTTAAGGAAGTAGAGAATGATGGTAAGAAAGAAAACAAAACCTGTTATGACATTACACTATGTCAGAAACAGGTAGATATGTTTGATCATTATTATGACAAATATAAGAAAGGCCTGAAGAAGTGGACGCAAACTGAGGGACAAATGAACCCTAAACTCTGGAGAGACAGTATGCTTAGTCCAGAGAAACAGCCTAAACCTAAAAAACCACAGAAGAAGAAAAATGGGTGAATATTCAGGTTCCTCTCCTATGGGAGATGGAAGAAATGTTGCTGGAAGTAAGTTCAGTGGTGATGCCAAAAAGGGGCAAATTGAGATGGATCATGGTGAGTACCAGAGACTCATCAAGAAGTATAAGAAGACGAAGAAATATATGAGATCTAATCTCTTTGCAGTAAAGACTATGGATGGCACAGAACAATATGTGTCACAGTTGATGAAAGAGGCAGAAGAACAAGGTGAAATATGAGTTGATTGATAATTTCCTTTCTGAGGAAGAGTTTAAAGTAATTAGAGATATCTTTATGGGTATGGAGATTGCTTGGAACTGTATTGATGGTGTTGTCATGCCTAGTGATGGACAGATACAATTTGTCCATCTTCTATATCAGAATTATCAACCACAAAGTCCATATTGGAATCAATTACGACCAATATTTACTAAACTTGATCCAGTTGCTTTTGCTAGAGCTAAGTGTAATCTAAATATGAAAACACCCGAGCCTGTGCCTCATAGTTTTCATTCAGATGTTGACGATTGTATAACTGCCATTTATTATATTAATACTAATAATGGATATACAGAATTTGAAAATGGTATGAAATTTGATAGTGTTGAAAACCGTATTGTCGTTTTTAATTCAAACGAGAAGCATCGTGGAGTCACATCCACAGATACAGCTAAACGGGTGTTGATCAACCTAAATTACTACATTTAATGTTGCCAAAATGGACAAACAGAAGTTAAAATTAATCTACAAGAATCTAAGATCTCTTGTGGATGCTCTGGAATCAGAGGTTTATTCAGATACCGACTCCTATGTTTTTAAAACAGATGAGAGTAAATACAAGGTGACCTATACGGATGAAACCGAACAATTATGACTGCTACTCTTGTTAGTGTAACTCCTGATGCGGAGAAATTGATGGCACATATTGCCAGAGTATCTAACCCATCTAATCAGGACAATGAAAAATTTGCTGGATTATTAAATTATTGTATTAATCATCAGCATTGGTCTGTTTTTGAACAGTCATCAATGACAATTGAAATTGAAACCACTCGTGCTATTGCAGCACAAATCCTGCGTCATAGGAGTTTTACTTTTCAAGAATTTAGTCAGAGATATGCTGATAGTTCACAATTAGGAACTATTCCTATTCCAGAATATAGAAAACAGGATACAAAGAATCGTCAGAACTCTACGGATGATTTGGATCCACTTATTAAAGAGAATATAATTAAACAGACTAAGACTTTGTTTAGTTCTTGTGAAGCATTATATGCACAGATGCTTGAGTGTGGGGTTGCAAAGGAATGTGCCAGAATGGTTCTGCCCCTTGCCACACCGACTAGAATCTACATGACTGGTTCATGTCGTTCTTGGATTCATTATATTTCATTGAGGACTGCACATGGTACTCAGAAGGAACATATGGATGTTGCAAATGCATGTAGAGAAGTCTTTATTAGTCAGTTTCCTGTTGTCTCTGAAGCCCTTGGTTGGGATAGAGATTTAGTTCAGGACATGGTTGATAATGTCAAGGAAACTGCCGAGAAAGTAAAAAAAGTCATGGAGGATGATTAATGGCCACTTATCCAGTAATACATAAAGAGTCTGGCGAACAGAAAGAAGTCGCCATGAGCATCACAGAATGGGATCAGTGGTGTAAAGATAACCCTGATTGGCAAAGAGATTGGTCAGATCCATCTACTATGCCTGGCGTAGGAGAAGTGGGAGAATGGAAGGATAAATTACATAACAAACATCCTGGCTGGAGTGAGGTTTTGAAAAAGGCTGATAAATCTTCAGGTATACAGGGCCGCTTAGCAAAACGAGGTATTACCTAACATGCCAAGAAAAAAGAGAAGTAACACCAATGATCCTATTGGAGTGGGTATGACGGCAAAACAAATGCGCCGTAAAAGACCCATTAATAATGGTATGTTGGTTGATATAGAACCAATAACGGATAATCAAAAGATTCTCTTTAAACATTATGCAGAGGGTAAAAATATTTTTGCCTATGGTGCAGCGGGTACTGGTAAGACCTTTATTAGTCTTTATCTTGCCCTAAAGGATGTCCTTGATGACACAACGCCTTACGATAAAGTCTATATCGTAAGATCTCTCGTCTCTACAAGAGAGATTGGTTTCCTGCCAGGAGACCATGAAGACAAAGCCTTCCTTTATCAGATTCCTTATAAGAATAT